ACTGTACAAGTACCTTGTATGGAAATGTGGGGAGAACAATGTCCGGTTCATAACGAAATCAGACCTTGGTTCAAAGACGCATCATTAGAAGATATGGGTCGTAAGTATTGGAAAAAGAGAAGTTATATTTTCCAAGGCTTCGTAACTGAAAATCCTTTAAATGAAGAATCACCAGAAAATCCAATCAGACGTTTTGTGATTGGACCACAAATCTTTAACATTATAAAATCAGCATTGATGGACCCAGAAATGGAAAACCTTCCAACTGATTATGTAAATGGTACTGATTTCAGATTAACTAAAACAACAAAAGGTCAATACGCAGACTATTCAACAAGTAAATGGGCAAGAAAAGAAAGTGCTCTTACAGAAGAACAACTTGCGGCAATTGACAGCAACGGACTATTTAATTTAAATGAATTCCTACCTGCAAAACCATCTGCAGAAGGTGTTCAGGCTATTGCAGAAATGTTCCAAGCAAGTGTCGATGGAGAACTATATGATCCATCAAGGTGGGGTAACTTTTACAAACCCTATGGACTTGATACAGGAACAAGCACACAATCAACAGTTGCACAGGCTCAACCTGCTCCAGCAGTACAGCAACCTGCAACAGAGAGTGTGGCTCCTATAAGTGAACCTGCACCTGTAGAAACGCCTGCTACTCCAGAGCCTGCACCAGCAACTGCACCAGCAACTGCTACAGCAGACGACAGTGGCAAGAAATCAGCAGATGATATTCTGAATATGATCAGAAACAGACAAACGTCTTAAGGAGGAATAATCATGCAGAAACCGTTTGACTTAACAAAGTTCAGAACTGGCATTACAAAAAGCATCACAGGTATTAGTGCTGGCTTCCATGACCCTACGGATTGGATCAGCACTGGTAATTACACACTAAACTATTTAATAAGTGGAGACTTCAACGGAGGTATTCCACTAGGTAAAGTCAGTGTGTTTGCAGGTGAGTCAGGTTCTGGTAAATCATTTATTTGTTCTGGTAACATTGTAAAAAATGCTCAAGATCAAGGATGTCAAGTAGTATTGTTTGATTCAGAGAACGCACTTGATGAAGCCTGGCTACAAGCATTAGATGTTGATACAAGTCCAGATAAATTATTGCGAATAAGTGTTTCAATGATCGATGATGTAGCAAAGTCATTATCAGAATTCATGAAAGACTATAAAGCAAATTATGGCGATCTGCCATACGATGAGCAACCTAAATTAGTGTTTGTAATAGACAGTTTAGGTATGCTCCTAACTCCGACTGATGTAGATCAGTTTCAGAAAGGTGACATGAAGGGTGATATGGGTAGAAAACCTAAGGCATTGACAGCCTTGGTTAGAAACACCGTCAACCAGATTGCACCATTTCCGATTGCTCTTGTAGCCACAAACCACACATACGCATCACAGGATATGTTTGATCCAGATGATAAGATTAGTGGCGGACAAGGGTTTATATATGCATCTAGTATCGTTGTTGCAATGAAGAAACTTAAATTAAAAGAAGACGCAGACGGCAACAAAGTTACAACGGTGCAAGGTATCAGAGCGGCCTGTAAAGTGATGAAGTCACGATACAGCAAACCGTTTGAAGGTGTGCAAGTAAAAATACCTTACGAAACAGGCATGGATCCATACAGTGGCCTCTTGGAGATGCTTGAAAGTAAAGAAATTGTTATTAAAACAGGTAACAAACTTGAATATACTTCGCCTGTTACTGGAGAGGTAATCAAAGAGTTCAGAAAAGGTTGGACTGGAGATAAACTTCAGGTAATTATAGATGAATGGGGACAGAATCCTAAAGCACAGGCAGATGTGTTTGAAGATGTTGATCCCGAAGACTTTGATCCAGAAATAGAGGAGATAACAGATGAGTCCTGAAATAGCACTCTTATATGATATCTGGGACAAGGTGAAAACCTATGTTTCCAAAAAAGAAAGACTAAATGTCGCTGAAGAAATAGTGAGAACATTCGATGATAACATTGATATTAACGATGTTGAAGAACATCTTAATCAGTTCGACTCTGTTATGAAAGCGGCAATAGTCAGCCACTTCGATCTTATCTCAGTTGATGAAGATGAAGATGAGGAGGAATGGGGTTATTAATGTCTACTTTTTATAACAAGATTGTAGATAACTTAGGTAACATAGTACCCGCTATTGAGTACTATGAACTACAACTTGAAGAAGCAAGATATGAATGTAAGATAAAGGGTAGCCTGGAGAAATCCAGTGCCGCCCTCCCTGGCTTAACTGAGTATCGTTTTAATCAACTTCAAGAGATTGAAGCAATATTAGAACACTTAAATATAGAACTTCGCAAAGAACGTTCTAAAACATTCCGAAAATATTTAGAAAATTACAATAGACAACTTAGCAGTAGAGATGCAGAAAAATTTGTTGACGGTGAACAAAGTGTTATTGATCTAACTCACCTAACTAACCAATTTAGTTTATTAAGAAACAAATATTTAGGTATAATGAAAGGTCTAGATACAAAACAATGGCAAATTGGACACATCACAAGACTTAGAACTGCAGGTATGGAAGACATTGTTATTGACTAAAACCATAAATTTAAATAATCTAGACGTAGAAAAAAGTTGGCAAAACTTTTACGACTTTACTGAACTATGTGAAGAATATCTATCTGAAGTAGATGATTATTCAAAATTACATTTTGATATAGTTTATTGGTCTGAAGGCACATTGTTTTTTATTAATAATAAATGGTGGCCTGAAGCCATTCATAATTTTTGTTCTAAGCATAATTTTCCAATAGAAAATATTACATTTAAAACAAGTTGCTTTGTGTTAAAAGAGAGTTATAAAAAATGGAAAAACATATATAGACCAAATGATAAATCTTTTAATATCAAAACAAGATCTTTTGGTTTGAATCTATATAAAACAAAAATTAAAACTGAAAATTTTAAACAAAGAAAATATAAATTTAATTGTTTAAATGGCAGAATGGTTGGTGCAAGACAAGTTTTTATGCTAGGTTTATGGCAAAATAAACTTTTAACTAAAGATGTTTTACAGGATAATATAGTTAGTTTTCATTATCATAAAAATGATTTTGAATGGGATATAGAAGGTATTGATATTCCTGAAGAACTTAACAATATTTGTCCTATAGAATTCGATATAAAAAACAATTCAAATAATTACTTTGATGGTGCAGAAAGAAAACTGTATGAGAATAGTTTTTGTCAGTTTGGAGATTACAGTAATATCTATAATAATTCCTATGTTTCTATAGTTACTGATGCATGTGAAACAACATTAATTTCAAATCTACTACCAAAAGAAGATAATTTTGGTCGAAATGAATACTTAAATGAATTTTATGATGAAATGTTTATATCTGAAAAAACTTCTAGGCCTATTCTAAATTTACACCCATTCATTATATTTGGTACTAACAACATATTGTCTACTCTAAGAGATTTAGGATTTGAAACATTTGGGGACTTCTGGGATGAAAACTATGATACAGATTTGCATAATAAATTAGATATTATTTGTAAAAATATGCACCAAATAAATGAAATGTCACTAGATGAATTAGACACAATGTATAACAAAATGTTACCTATTTTAAATCACAATAGAAATTTACTGATAAGTAAAAAATTCTAATGAATGAATTTTTTGTTACTTTAGAGCATGTTAGTGATTCCGACTGGATAAACTTTGAAGATTTTACAGAAACATTGACCGGAGAGATTGTTGAATTTCTAGATACACACTCTCCTGATGAAGTAAAAATTACTTTTTCTTATACATCTGAATCATCGTTATATCTTATTGATAACAAATGGTTCTTAGAAAAAATACATCTATTTGCAGATAGATATAAGATACCTTACAAAAATATTACATTTAGATCTTCAAATGTTTTAATTCAAGAAACATATAATAAATGGCATGAACTTTATTCTTCAACAGAACAAAAAATTAATACTGAATACGAAAGTTTTGGATTTTGGTTGTATGGTAAGAACAAAAGATATTACAATACACTAAAGTTCACTAAAGAAGCACCTACAAATTTACGAATAAAAAAATTTAATTGCTTAAATGCAAACATGCTATTGCATAGAAAAAAGTTTTGTTCAAAACTATTTGAGGAAGGATTGTGTAACACAGATGAAAACTTAATAAGTGTACATGAATACTTTACACATAATTTTCCTTATCCTGAAAAAATGAAACCTTTACTACCTATACAATTTGATTTAACAGGGTCATGGGAAGAAATTTATAAACAAATTTTCAAAAAAGATACAGATTCTTCTGATTGGAATAAAACAGGCGATTATAGATACATATATGAAAATACATATTTCACTGTAACCACAGAAAGTTGTATGTGCCCAAGTTTAGCAGATTATCATCATGATCATACTATAAACAATTATCTTAAAACATTTTATAGAGATATGTTTATTACTGAAAAAACAACTAGACCTATTTTAAATTTACATCCTCAAATAATTTATTCTACAAGTGGTACATTGGAACATTTACAATCATTAGGGTATAAAACATTCAGTGATTATTGGGACGAGTCTTATGATTCAGTAGATGATAATGAAGAAAAACTTAATAGGATAATGGCAGTTGTTAAAGAACTTTCTAATAAACCTTTAGAAGAATTGCATGAAATGTACTTTGATATGATGCCTATATTAAAAAATAATCAAAAAATATTAATAAATCAGTAAATTAATGGTTGACAAAATTGTATTTGGCCGTATAATAGTATTATAAGTTAAATTAATGCTGTGGGAGGCAAATATGCAAAACTTTGTTAAAATTAAAAAGGGTACCTATCGTAACGCCCCTATAAAAGATGCGATTTTTCCAGTAGTGAAACCTATTACATTTGGTAAGAAAGGTTCATTTATTACCGTTGATGGTTCTTCATTAATGGGTCCAAGTGCTAAAAAAATTAGAGTATTAGTAGCATCTCCATTAGATGTGACACCTAGTACTAAAGATGAGTATAAAGCACTTATGCCTGTTGCTGAGAAAAGCAAAAAGAAAGAAGAAACTCCAGAACAAGCAATGGATAGAATCAAAGGTCGTTTTGAAATATTAGACAAAATGACTGATGCAGTTGCTAACCAAGTTGTTAGAGGACTAATTGTAAGTGGCCCTCCAGGAGTTGGTAAATCATTTGGTGTTGAAAAGATTCTAGAAGAATATGACGCAATGGCAAAACTATCAGGTGGTAAAAAGACTGAAATTGTAAAAGGTGCAATGACACCAATTGGATTATTCCAAACATTATTTAATAATTCTGACCCAGGTGATATCCTAGTGTTTGATGACTGTGATAGCATCTTGTTTGATGAAGTATGTTTGAACATGTTAAAAGCAGTTTTAGACTCAGGTAAGAAAAGAACAATTACTTGGAAAGCAGAGTCTAATGTTTTAAGAAGAGAAGGTGTGCCTGATAGATTTGACTTTAAAGGTGGTTGTATCTTTATTACTAACGTGAACTTTGAAAATGTTAGAAGTAAAAAGATTAGAGATCATTTAGAAGCACTTATGTCAAGATGTCATTACATTGACTTAGGACTTGATAGCACTAGTGATAAATTCTTAAGAATTAATCAAATTGTTAGAGATGGTATGCTAAAAGAATACAAATTCTCAAAAGAATTAGAAAAAGAAATTGTAGACTTTATGGTTTTGAAAAGTGCTAGACTTAGGGAGATAAGTTTAAGAATGGTACTTAAAATTGCTGACTTGGCTCAAATGGATCCAAAGAGTTGGAAAGACATTGCAGAGCAAACTTGCATGAGAAGGGTCACATTTAGTTGACCCTTTTTAAGACCCATGGTAAATATTATTATGGGTTCCCCCCTAGTGTTCGATAACCTCCCACATCGAACACAACGAAACCCCGAAGTTCTTTCGGGGTTTCACTTAAATAATGGTTGACAAAAACATATTCTCATGTATAATTAAAATTAGTTAATTAACATGGAGAAAAAATGAACGAGTTTGATAAAAACTTTCATATAAATTTTTCGCCTTTATATGCCGCATTTGTTTTTATGCTCTTTATGTTGTGGGCAAGTGAAGTAAAAGGTGATGAAATAGAAGAAATTGTTGTAACTGCTCAACAAGAAAAAGTGGTCAAGGCAGACCCAATTACTAGCAGTAGTTTGATGAGTGCTATAATGCCAGCCTTTACCTGGAACGCAGGTGGCGATGGAGGCTTTGTAGGTTATAATGAACGTGGTGCTCAAACATCACATACGTCAGTTTATGTAAATGGTATTCCAGCAAACGATCCTGGAGCAAGTTGGTATGATTTTGGACATGACTTTTCTAGTGGACAAACAGTTAAAGTTATTACAGGTGCTAACGGTGTTATATACGGATCAGGCAGTATAGCAGGAACAGTTTTAATTCAGGATACAATTGAAAAAGGTATTACATATAGAGGAGAAGTTTTAGAACCTTCTTACATTAGAATTGCTCCTATTGATGAATTAGAGTTTAGCATGGTTAAAAGCGACATGGATAGTGTTCGTAATGATAATGATGAGAAAGACAATTACGAAAATAAAACTGCTAGGTTTAATATAGATGCTGGTGACTTTAGTATTGTAGGTAAGTTTACCGAATACGAATACGACTATGATAACTGTTATGGTTATAGTTGGAATCAAAGTAATGACTGTTTACAAGACGGACAAAGATATAATGTTGCTATTAGAAATGATTATATTACTTTAGGTAGAAAT